GGATACTCATTGTCGTCTAGACGATAGGGAGAGACCTATGAAAATAGCAACAAAAATTTTATCAACATGTTGGTAGTCCGTTAAATAAAACTTACTACTTAGGAACAAAACAATGGCTACATGGTCTAACGATAATGTTGGTGCGCCCAACATGACAGGAACCTCAATTGGTTCCCTACAAAAAGAGCCCGGTCTTGGCCGGACTAAGTACGGTGATTCATTCACCTACCCTGCTGGTCATCCTAATGCTGGACAAACTGTCTCAGCTTACGATGCAAAGTATGCAACCTATCTCAAGTTGTTTACTGGCGAGATGTTCAAAGCTTACGAGACAGCCCTGATCAGTAAAGGCACGGTCCAAAACCGTACCCTTAAGTCAGGTAAAGCTGCAAGCTTCATCTTCACTGGCCGTATGACTGCTGATTACCACGTACCTGGGACTCCGATCCTTGGTTCAGGTGATCCCCCAGTCGCAGAGAAGACGATCGTGATGGATGACCTCTTGGTATCTTCAGCGTTTGTCTACGATTTGGATGAGACTCTTGCTCACTATTCCTTGCGTGGAGAGATCGCCAACAAGATTGGCTACGCTCTTGCTGAGGCATACGACAAGAAGATCTTCCGCACGATTGCACTTGCTGCACGTGAGGCACATCCTATCCAAGCATCACCAGGCCCTGAGCCAGGTGGTTCTATCATCAAACTTGGTGCAGGCAATGAGTATAATGCTCAAGCTCTCGTCGATTCATTCTTCGAAGCAGCCAGTATCTTAGATGAGAAGAATGTTCCACGGGCTGGCCGTCACGCTGTCCTGTCACCACGACAGTACTACGCACTGATTGCTCAGGTCGATTCGAATATCCTTAACCGTGACTACGGAAACACTCAGGGTAACTTGAACTCCGGTGAAGGTCTCTATGAGATCGCCGGTATCTCCATCAAGCGTTCTAACAATCTCCCCTTTATGGCCGGGAACGTTACTACGATTGAAGGTGAGAACAACAACTACGCTGGTGACTTCTCTAGCCACTGTGGTCTGATCTATGGCAAGGATGCTGCTGCTGTTGTAACAGCTATCGGCCCTCAGATCCAGACGACTGGCTCCGATGTCCACACCCTCTATCAGGGTGACGTGATCGTTGGTCGCTTGGCTATGGGTGCAGGCACACTGAACCCTGCCGGTGCTATCGAACTCCGTGCTGAGTGATGGCTGTTGTTCAGCCCGGTGAGTGCCGGATCAAAGAGACAGAATACGTCGCTTCCCGCACCATCACCGATGAGAAGAAAGAACTGACGATCACTTCGTACACATCTAACCCTCCATCTCATGTTGAGTTCGGACGGGCTTACGAAAACTAATAGGAATTAATTATGGCAATGACTGATACCTGGATTCAGGCTCCGTACACTGATGCAGGCTACCTGTCTTATGTACAACCTGGCGTACAGGCACACCCCGGCAACGGTGTTGCTGATGGCGTAGCAGTTCGCTACTCCGTCGCACGCACACGTCGTGGTTACTGTACAGATACTCCTGCCTCTGATGTTACATCTAGCACCTGTGGATTCCGCAGTGCTTATGCTTCACAGTCTGAGAATGTAGGACCATACGTCTTTACAACTGACTGACGTTATATGGGGGAGCTTCGGCTCCTCCTTTTTTTTATCTATCAATAGACACTATGACTTATACGCTATATGAAGACAATCCCGACACATACCTGTCCGCAGTAAATAGTATTCTATCCGCGCTTGGTCAAACACCAGTGTCTGTTGTCGATATGAATAACCCCGAGGTGATGATGATCCTCGAACTAATTAAAGAGGTCAACAAAGATGTTCAAGCTGAAGGTTGGATCTTCAATCAAGAGTACAGACTCTGTTGGGATCCAGATGCGAACGGATTCATACCCGTACCTCCTGACGTACTTAGGCTTGACATTAGCGATGGCCAATACCTTAAGTCAACTGATGTGGTTAGACGCCCTGGAGCTAAGCCCGTCGTGGATGCACCTGCACAGAAACCAAAATGAAAATAGTTAAGTATGGAAGTAGTGGGTGCGGTCCTTGCACTAAGATGTCTCACTACGATGAGAAAGTAGTCAGGGAACTTGGCCTTGACTTTGAATATGTAAAGAAGGGAACACCAGACTACAACTCCCCTGGCAATGAGAAGATTAAAGCTCAGCTAGATAGTGTACCTAGTCCTACCTATGTCCTAGTAGAAGGTACAGATGTATTGGGTGTTGCAATAGGTGGATGCGACAAGGGTAGGTTCCGTACAAAGATAGAGGATCTACTTAAGAACAAGCCAACCACTAGAGGTAACAACCTTCATAACCCTAATGCTGGTGGTAATCCCGATAGGCATTGCACAGACTTTGATAAGACAGGTCAATGTAAACCATTCCGATGGGACTGTCAGCCTGATGATGCAGTAGTTTGTAGGCCTAAGAAAGGTAAGGATACTTATCAATATAAAGTATCTACTCACGGCTGTAATAACTGTAAGGATGACGGTGGTGGATCAGACCTTGAATATGAATGGGAAGATAAAGATGGTAAAGACATCGACCGTGATCCTGAAACTAAAGAGATTCAATTTGTTGTTAAACCTGATACACCACTAGGTAAGTACCACTTCAAATGTACAGCGCATTGCAGGGATTGGCCTAACTCTACTCCAGACACACTGATCAAAGAGTTTGATTTAATTGTCCAGGATTGTGAAGAGCCTGAAGAATTACCACCTACTATTGAGCCACCTCCATATGACTGCGAGTGTCCACCTAAAACCATTCAGTTATGGTATGACGAAGAGCGTGGTATCTACGGTAGTAACTATGACAAGGATCAGATCAGCAGCATTCAATACATCAATGCTTGGAAAGATAAGGCTAGGCAGTTAAAGATTTGGCTACGTCCAGGTGGATGTAACTTAGATGATGTCTGTCAATGTGTAAACCTATGCTCTACTACTACAGCAGGTGGTTATGAAATCACTGAGGCTAACATTGAATGCGAAACCAATGAGAAGGAGAACTCAGTTCTTCTTAAATTCAAAGGTTCGTATATAGTTCCTACTGGAAGTGGTCAGACTGAACCTGGAGATAAGGAAGATCCTGAGCCTGCGCTGGGAGAATTTGGTTTAACACGTTGTAAGCCTGCGATCCGAGACATCGAGATCTCTGACGGTAAGATCTGCCCTAAAGGTAATGGAGAAGTAGTAACCTTTACTGTATCTACTTCATGCTGTGAACCTAATAACGGTAGGTTCCGTATTAATGCTGGTGATGGTTGGAAAGACCTCAAGGGTATGGACGGTGTTTCATTCCCTGGTAAAGGTGATAACAATAACGATCATGGTAGTGGTGACGAATTAAAAGATCTACGTATCCACTGTGATGAGTTTGAGTATGACATCAAAGATCATGACTGGACGATCAGATGGGATGGAGACTGTGATCAATCACCTGGAAAGGACTTCGATGTTGATCACGACTTTAAAGCATCTAGTTCTTGTGATAAAACTAATCCTAATCCTGACCCCGCACCTCCTGAGATTGAGAAAGATAAATGTGAGGATGTGGAGTGTGCAGATGGAGAGGTATGTACAGATGGAGAATGTGTATCCCTATGTCAAGGTGATCAGATCTTCATCGATGGAGAATGTAAACCTCCGTTTACTGAACTATCAGGGATGTCGTTCTATCCACAATGTTTAGTATTCCAATGCTGTCCAGATTGTGATAATAAAATACCACCATTTGAACCTGGAGATAATGACGACTGCGATAACAAACCTGACCCTAACCCTGTACCTGGAACCGATGGTTCTGCTGCTTCTGTCTATCTATATGACAGACTGAATCATACTTATGTATTCTGTTGTCCTATTCTTGCAGATGTAACTTGGCTACTTCCATTTGATGCTATCCCTCCTATCTTTCAGCGGTACATAACTGCTGCAGCTACGGTACGTGCAGCGGCACAGTTAGTTAATAACCCACAACTCTTCCAGCTATTGAAGGATAGAGAAAACACTTTACGTATGGAGTGTATGAACTATGAGTTAGAACAAGGTGATCTTACTTTCCTTGGTCAACCTGATCATACAGCGTACGTAGGGTATCAACCAATTCAAACACTGAACCGATAATGGCAAGCGTATCTCAAGTAATCCCTAACTACGTACAGGGCATATCAAATCAACCCGATCAATTAAAGATACCCGGACAAGTTAGAGACCTTAAGAATGCATGGCCTGATGTGACCCGTGGCTGCCTCAAGCGGCCTGGGTCTAAACACATTGCAGACTTACATACATACTCTGATGGTACGTGGTTCACTATTGATCGTGGGAGAGATCCAACCCAACAGTTCATAGGTAA